TAGCTAAAGAAGCTATGGTTAAGCTTCTTGCACCAATCAAAGAGATGCAGAATAAGCAGAAGAAGAACAAGGAGAAAGTTTATAAGCCACGTATGGTGATGCTTATGGGCAACCATGAGAACCGCATAGATCGTGCTATAAACAACAATCCTACACTAGAGGGGCTTATATCAACTAAAGATTTGTGTTACGAAGATGATTGGGAAGTGCATGAATTTCTACATCCTGTGTTCATTAATGGTGTTGGCTTTAATCATTATTGGCCTGTTGGGGCGATGGGACGACCTGCGAGTAGTGCGGCTACTATTATTAATAAGCTACATATGTCTTGTGTTGCTGGTCACCAACAAGGTAAGCAAGTTGCCTACAGTAAACGAGCAGATGGTAAACCAGTATGTGCTATAATTGCGGGTAGCTATTATCTACATGATGAGAGTTATATGGATAAGCTAAGCAATAGGCACTGGCGAGGTTTGGTTGTGTTGAATGAGGTTGAGGATGGTCATTTCGATGAGATGTTCTTGAGCATTGAATATCTTGGGAGGAAATATGAACTACTCTGATAAACTTCTTGCAGTGACTAGATTTGTGGAGGATAATTTTGATGACCCAGTTGAACTAATAATTGCGTTAGGTGTATCAGTTGAAGATATAATCAAACTGTTACCTGATGTACTTGTCGCAAACTACACTAACTTTTATCCGACACATGACTACACAGAAGAAGACACAATTGAAGAAGACGAAGCAGACTTTGGAACTGGAGAAGATTGGCAAGACTAGGAAGCGAGTCGTTATTAATAACGCACAGACTAAAGAGTGGAACAAACAGTTGCAAGATTTTAAACAAAGGGAACAAAATGAAATTTAAATTTGAACTTGAAGAACATGGTATCACACACACAATGGAAGGTGATCTTGGTGAGTGGACTGCATACGTTGATATAGTACATAATTTTGCTAATTTAATTAGCGGTGCATATGGGTATACAATCCACCTTGACCCACATACAGACAGTGGCAAGACACTTACTGAAGATGAGTTGTGGGAAGAATATTCTGAAGAAGAAGAACAGCCTGTTAAGAAAAAGAAATGCAAAGCTAAATGCGAGTAAGCCTTGTATGGGCTACCCCTAGTGGTGATGAGCTTATTGCTTACATGGCTAGGGTTAGTAACCCTTTCAATCAAAACAACACTGAGACAGCACCTAAGCTAATTAAATATCTCAAAGATAACAATCATTGGAGTCCGTTTGAGATGGTTAATATGTGTGTAGAGATCAACACTACACGAGACATAGCTAGGCAAATATTGCGTCATCGTAGTTTTTTTTTTCAAGAGTTTAGTCAACGTTATGCAGAAGTAGCTGTATCTATGGAAACAAGTGAAGCACGTATGCAAGATGTAACTAACAGACAGAACAGCATTGAATCTACAGATGTACAGCTTAAGTCTTGGTGGCAAGCAATGCAACAACGTGTTGCTGATGATGCAGAGTATGTCTATCATACAGCGTTGAGTAAGGGTATAGCCAAAGAGGTTGCACGTAAAGTGTTGCCTGAAGGTTTAACTCCTACTCGCATGTACATGAATGGTAATTTGCGTAGCTGGATACACTATGTAGACATACGATGTGACAAGGCTACACAGAAAGAACACAGAGAGATAGCTGAACAATGCAAAGCGTTATTAGTAACACATTTTCCATCAACGTTTAAGGAATGATATGACTTGGCCTTTCCCAACACAACCATTGCCCACACCTAAAAATGACAAGCCACCTAAATTTAATCCTGATAACTTTGAGGATGCACCTGTATGACACTATTTGTCGAGCTTAAGGAGAATACTAATGGCTAGTTGGCTTATTGCAATGATAGGAGTTGTGTACACAATAATAGCTGTTCAGTTACTAGTAACAGGTAAGACAGGACTAGGTATTGCATTCATTGGTTATGCCCTTGGTAATGTAGGCTTATACATGGAAGCTAGGTTGTGAGAAATGGTGGTGAGTGGACAGAAGGTCGCTACCGCAGTTTCATAACTTCTACATTACGAGGTGGTATGCGTAGATGGCCTCCTAAGTGGATTACATTAAAAGAAGCATTCGTAGGTAAGAAGATCAATAAGAAGACAGGTAAACAAGCAATGCACTATAAGTGTGCTGCATGTAAGAAGCATCATGTAGCTAAAGATGTTCAAGTAGACCACATACATCCAGTAGTTGACCCCACTACTGGTTTTGTGTCTTGGGATGTATACATTGACAGATTGTTCTGTGAGAGTTATAATCTACAAGTATTGTGTTCTACATGTCATAAAAAGAAAACAGCAGGAGAAAAGATAGATGCAAAACGAGGAAGAAGCGTGGTTACACCACACGATTAAAGCATTCGATGAGATAGTGTGTTCAGGTAAGTACGGCCCTTTGTTCTATAAGATGTTGAGTGACGATGCTAAACTAATCTTATTTAATATGAGGATGTTGGAAGAAAACCAGATGGAGATAGAGCATGTCACTAGCGTGTAGGTGGATGGGTGGATTAGCTTTTGGATTTGAGATTAATGCTGGGCCGGGTGTATACTTATGTATATATCTAGGTATTGTAGAGATAGCAATTTTTAATGAAGATGAGGTGGAAGATTAATGGATAGTTACCAAACATTTATTGCAAAGAGTAGATATTCACGTTACATTGATACTAGTAACAGACGTGAACACTGGCCTGAAACTGTAGACCGCTACATGGGCTTTATGGATAAACATCTTGAGACTAAGATGAACTATCAGATGCCACGAGAGTTGTTTAATGAACTGCATAGTGCCATCCTTAACCATGAAGTGATGCCTTCTATGCGAGCTATGATGACTGCTGGTGAGGCACTAAATCGTGATAACACTGCTGGTTATAATTGTTCCTATCTGCCTGTAGATGATGTTAAAAGCTTTGATGAAGCTATGTACATTCTGTTGTGCGGAACGGGTGTTGGGTTCTCTGTAGAAAGTAAATATGTTCAAAAATTACCTGATGTACCTGCGCTCATGTTTAACAGTGACACTACAATTGTGGTGTCAGACAGTAAAGCAGGTTGGGCAAAAGCTTTACGACAAATTCTTGCATTGTTATACAGTGGTGAAATCCCAAAATGGGACGTAAGTAAAGTACGACCTGCTGGTACTCGACTCAAAACATTTGGTGGTAGAGCATCTGGCCCTGAGCCATTGATAGACTTGTTTAAGTTTGTTACTAGTAAGTTTCAAGGTGCTGCTGGACGTAAGTTGACTAGCTTAGAGTGCCATGACATTATGTGTAAGATTGGTGAAGTAGTTGTAGTAGGTGGTGTTCGTAGATCAGCTATGATTAGCTTGTCTGATTTGTCTGATGATAGGATGCGTCATGCGAAAAGCGGCAATTGGTGGGAGCGTGAGGGACAGCGAGCATTGGCAAACAATAGTGCCAGCTATAATGACAAACCCACAGTTGGGGAATTTATGTCAGAATGGTTGGCATTGTACCAGTCTCACAGTGGCGAACGAGGCATCTTCTCAAGGCAAGCAGCTAAGCATACAGTTGAAAAGAATGGAAGACGAGACAGTGGTTATGATTTTGGAACTAATCCCTGTTCTGAAATCATTCTCCGTCCATATCAATTCTGTAACCTTACTGAAGTGGTTGCAAGGGACACTGATACCGAGAGTACTCTTGTCAGAAAAGTGCGACTTGCCACTATCTTGGGAACTTTCCAATCAACTCTTACTGATTTTCCGTACCTTAGGAAAATATGGCAAAACAATACAGAGGCCGAAAGATTACTTGGTGTTTCCATCACAGGAATCCTCGACTGCCCAGTGCTGAATGACGTAAATGATGTGGGTCTGTCATCAAGATTGGAGATGCTACGTGAACAAGCCGTTACTAGTAACAAGGAATTTGCTGAGACTCTCGGAATACCTCAGTCTGCTGCAATTACTTGTGTCAAGCCTTCAGGTACTGTGTCGCAGCTTGTGGATAGTGCTTCGGGTATCCATGCTCGTCATAGCCAGTACTATATACGTCGTGTTCGTAATGATAACAAAGACCCTATTACACAGTTTCTTAAAGATCAAGGAATTCCTGCGGAAGCTGACGTAATGAAACCTTTGGATACAACTGTATTTAGCTTCCCTATGAAAGCACCTAATGGTTGTATTACACGTGATGAGTTAGACAGCTTTACTCACCTAAAGTTGTGGCTTGCTTATCAACGTCACTGGTGTGAACATAAGCCATCTGTAACTGTGTATGTCAAAGAAGAAGATTGGCCCTCAGTTGGCGCATGGGTATGGGAACACTTTGATGAGATCAGTGGTATTTCATTCCTCCCTTGGGATGGTGGCACATACAAACAAGCACCCTATGAGGAAATCTCACATCTTGAATATGAAAATATGAAAGATAAGATGCCTAAGACAATTGATTGGGATTCATTCATTGAAACTACCGATAATGTTGAGGGGGCACAACAGCTTGCTTGCGTAGCGGGGGTATGTGAAATCTGATAAAGTTCTTATCGCAGAGGCATTAGGGGGCAGTGAGAAAGCTTACACCACCCTAGTGTCAATGTATAGACAACGTATATACAGATTCATACGTAGAAGGGTGGATGATGACGCACAAGCAGAAGAAATAACTCAGGATGTATTGCTAGATGCATACAAGGGATTAGGGGCGTTTAAAGGCGATAGTCAGCTATACACATGGCTCTGTACCATTGCTAATAGAAAGTGCCTTAGACAGCCGTTTAACAGCCTTAAAACAGACGTTGAGATGGTAGATGTAGTCACCCCTGAATCCTTGTTAGCAGTTAAGCAGAAAATAGAGGGTGTAACTGTTATCTGTGACACATTGCCTAACAAGCAACGTAGAGCATTGTTGTTAAAAGAATACGATGGGTTGTCTTACGTAGAAATATCTGCTATATTAAGTTGTTCGCCTAAGTATGCAAAGAAACTTGTATGGAAGGCTAAGAGAACAATCAGGAGGAAAATGGATGACAAATGACGA